CGTGGGCCTTCTCTAAAGTTTGCTCTAAGTAATGGGGGTTTTCAACACACTTATCGCCACAAGGTTGATTTTCAAAAATACGGTGAATCAGTTCGTCCGAAGCACCGGCTTGAAGGAGTTTCATTATTACCGCCCAGTCGCGTTCGCTTCGCGAGCGATATCCACGGCTGTCGCCAGTACGAATTTTATGACGTGTCTTGCTATCTAACTTTGCCAGTATCTTGATGTCAGCTACACTATACTTCAGTTCCGGCCTAAATAGCTGCAATTTCACGGGCGCTGCTGGGTCGTATTTTAGATTCAATGTATCCGGTACGCGCAATACACGATTTACGTTCCAGGCGCCCTTGTCGGCAGTAGGAACATCTTCAACTAAGAGTTTGTTCAGGGTTTCAATTTCCTGAACGTCAAGTAACGGATCTGACAGGAACCAGTAAAGATGGTATCCCCTTCCGCTGGCAACAATAGCCGACGGAGGTAACGTGTATAGCGGTTTTTGTGGGTCATCTGCATCGACCCACAGAGCAACTGTTCCCAAAACGTTGGTCTTTGTCGACCCCTTATCACTTCGCATAGCAGGACCGAAGAAAACGTTATCGTTTTCGACAACCCGAATGTCTTCTTCCTGCGCGTAGTACTTCACTTGGGATTCAGCCGGGTGGCCTGTAGCAACTGCTATCAGACCACCGAACCGAAACGCTTTTAAGAAATCAGTGTGACGAACTGAATAGGACTGAGCAACCATTAAATTACCTTGCTTTGACTACCGCGACTTTTTTGACGCGGTTGCGCGGAGCATAAGGTTCACCGGTCTCATCAATGCCGTTACCGGGCTGGATGTCGACGGTGAGTTTCGCAGTGCGGCCAACGAGGTCTTCGGCGCTGACATTGCCTTTGAAGTCAGCGGGGAAGCCGAGACCTTGCAAGGTGGCTTTGACGCGGAACAGCGCCTTCTCGGTAAAGGTCAGGGTGTCGAAAATGACGCGACCGTCATAAGTGCCACCCTCAATCTTCCATTGCACGTCGATCTTTTCATTGCCGGCCTTGGAAACGCCCAGCTCGGCTTTGACGATGGTGGCGGTGTAAACACCGGCTGGAAGGGGTTCCAGACTTTGTACTTTAGCGAAATTAATACTTGGCATTTATGGTCTCCTGTGTTTGTGTGTTGCGGTTTAGTGTTGGTGTTGGTGTGGGTAGGTTGCTCAGTCCTATTAAATCCGCCACTTTAGCCATCGTCGGATTGATAATGTGTGTAACACCGCAGCCATATTGATCTTTAGCGTAAGTACGCTTTGTCTCCATTAATTGACCTACGTTGTAGGTGTCGTCGTCGAAAACGCGATCGTCCGCTTTTAGTTCAGGATCCACACGTAACTTGGCAGATAGACGCATTACCATGTAAGCGTAGCCACAAAGTTCGTTTCCAGACTGACCCCAAAATAGAGGTGAGTTGCGAATGATCATCGACTCGTCCTGCTTGTTGGCCTCAAGGCCTGTGATGATGATATGAATGCCGGTATTCGCCAAGTTGAAATAATGAATGGACCAGTTCAGCATAGTGCCGAGCAGCTGACCGAAACCCTGCCGCGATAATGCGGTAGTTAGGTCTCCTGGTCCCGCTTCAGCGTTGCCGGAGATCTTCCGCATAATAAACCGCTGCACTTCAGTTGCGCCATCGATAATTATGGTTCCGTAGGGCGGCTTGAGTCCTAGACCCTTAGCCCAAAGACTGTTTGCGGGTTGGCCATCGGTGAACCACTCATACGGATCATTGAAGTCTTCCAATTTCTCCAGAGTCAAAATGTCGGGCTTCTTTTCCTTGTTTCGCAATGAGATCGGGTTGCCAAATGTTTCCAACATGAGTACCCGACCAAAACGCTCATCTTCTGCTGCGGAGCCTGCAAGCCAGGTTTTACCTGCTCCGGGTTGTCCGTAGATCAGCAACTTCATACCTTCTGCTGTTTGTACGTAATTCTTAGTCATCGTTCGTCTCCTTGTCTACTTCGTTCTCATCTGGAATTCGTTGCCGGTACTCTTCTCTAAGAAGTACTTCATAATCACCGCCCATGTTTCGCGTAATGCACGGGCTCTTGAAGGAACAAAAGTTACATTGCATCCAGCCCGGCGCAGGATATAACTCTGTTTTGGGGTTCAGCATTTCCTTAGCCGTGGCGTAAACACCGTCCATAACGTTTCTTATCTGAACCGCAGACTTGTAAACAGGCCAGCGGATAAAATACTTCGTCTCGTTCTCAGCAAGCGCGGAAAGAATATCGCCATAATACTCCTGAATGGTATCTTCGCGCCAATCAGGATGTTGCGCTTGAATGTCAGCCAGGTACATGAAGGCCGTGGTATCGATTGCGGCCTTACTAAGTAATCCAGACTGCAACACTCGAGGATGCACCGGCGTCTTCTTACGCATTATGTTATACAGTACGCCTGCAATCGGCTTCTTGAACACTTGCTGACCTGCGTACATGTACAAAGCACTTTGCTCGTCGTTGCTTAACGTGTCAATCAGTTGCTGCACAGACCGAGCCGTCTTCATTTCCCAGATCCAATACTCATCTGTGAGCCTGTTGTACACAAACCCGTCAAAGCGACCTGCGATACGCATCTTACGAGAGTATCCGCCTGTCGACAATTTAAGCGGCACATTGAAAGGATATTCCAGCTCCAAAAACTCAAGATTACGATCGGAATACTTCTTGGCATCCTGTGCCTGCCACAATTGGTAATGCTGCAGCACATTGAAGGATAACGCAATTTGCTCTTCGAGAGTATTCTCTTCTTCCGGCCAAAGAGTCCCTTGGCCCTTCATTAGCAAAGACTCGGCTTCCACAAACTCAGTGAATGCACTGATAATGTCGTCACCATGTCGGTAGTGCTTTTCAAGCGCCTTGTGAATCCCACGCCCTGTGAAGAACGGGGGGTATGCAATATAAGGTTCGAGATTGCGTTTGAGCCCGGAGCTCCACTCCCACTTTCGCCTGCAAGATCTAAATGTACGGATGTCTGATATGTGTATTTCTGGTGTGTTTGCTTTCATCGCTCTCCAATAAATGTTTCACACTTATTTGTGATTAGACTTATATTATAACACGAAGTCTAAAAATTTACAACGGTCCTTTCAGAGACTTCCTACCCAGATTCGTGTAGAAAATAGTATACAAGCTCGGCCTCCGACATCTTGTTATTAAACGCGTCGAGAACAAGTTGATCTTCATGAGTACTCCAAAGGAAGTAGATGTTCTTTGGCTCGGTAATGTTGATGCGGTGTATGCGATCGATTGCCTGAGTCATTTTGATAGTGGACCAGTGGGAATCCATAAAGATCGCGTGCTTTGCCCACTGAAAGTTCAACCCCTCACCCATTGCATCGATAGTGCCGACGCAGAAGGTAGGATTCTCCGATATCTCTCGTTGCCCCCCGATTACGATATCGCCACCACAGATACTATGAATATGCTCCGCAACAGCTCTGAACCGTGTGAAAACTACCATCGGTTCGTCTGCATGGTCTTCGCGAAATGACTCAAGCCAGTCCATCTTTCCCGAGCTTTTCACACGGGCTTCTTCGATTAACGGCGGCCAAGCGGCTATTTGCTGCAATCTGGTTAGGAGGGCTAACGCGTTGGTAATCTGCAATTGAGCCCCGTTATCCAGTGTGACGATAATATCCTTCTGTCGTCTTACCGTGTCGTAAAGTTTTTGTTGTTCAGGGGTCATGGCAACTTCTTGCTCAATGATTATCTTCTCAGGTAATTGCGGCGCAACCTCGGGCTTGGTTCGACGCAACATGTAGGGCTGGAGTAACTTTCCAAACGCCGCAGGGTCTTTAGGCCCGCCCACCACGTACTTCTCGAAGTAACCTTCGGTTACGTTGAGATGGCGCATTACAAAGTTCCAGTAAGCCGGGAAGTCATCAGGCGCGACAAAGTTCAACAAGGACCACAGGTCCGCAGGATTTTTCTCCATCGGTGTGCCCGTGAGACATAGTCGTCGTGCCGCTGTGATTTTCTTAACCCAGTTTGCGGTCTTGGTTTTTCGGTTTTTAATCCGATGTGCTTCGTCTACTACTACGACGTCGAACACCGTAGGATATAGAGCTCCTCGAACCAACTCGGAACTCAAGTCGTAGACACTCATTAGGAAGTATCCCCGCAAGTCCGCAAAATTCACGGGCGTTCGGTTAACCACTGTAATCGGAATACCGGGGTCTTGACTTTCGATTTCTAAACGCCACTGAGGAAGCAATGCCGGCGGTGCAATGATCAAAATCCGACCCCGATGGCTCCGGTCTCGTTTCTTGCAGGCTTCAATAGCTGTAAGTGTTTTACCCAGGCCACACTCATCCGCCAAGATAAACCCCGGCACCTGTGAGATTGCCTCAATCGCCTGCTGTTGAAAGGGATATGGTGTTTTCATTTAGCACCCATGCGCAACTAATAACAATAAAAGTATTCTCATTCCTGCACCTCATCTGAACTAAGCCAAGCATCAATTTCCTCAACAAATTCTCTATGGTCGAAAGCGTTATGCGTATAAATTAGGACAGCCCCCACCATCTCTACGTTTGGCTTGCAATGACAATTTGCGCTCATTGTGTGTTCTTGTAAATCATTAGTAGGCATTACATGGATGTCTTCGCTCATTCCTGCGCCTCCGGCGCCCATTCGTAAACCACATCGGCTTTTTCCCCGCTGTGCAATCGCCACGTCGCGCCGTCAAAAGATGGTACTAACCCT